CATTTTTAACTCCTATTAAAAATTTTATCCCATCGTTCTTGGCTAATATGAGAAAAAGATGATCTGATCTTTGAAGGTGTTTTATCCCTACCAACTGATAGAGAAAAGCCATCCTCAAAAGGTACTTCTTTGCCATCTAACTTATATTTCATTCCTTCCCTAGTGTTGGCAGATGTAACTCTCCCACTTGTAGGATCATCGAATCCATGTATGTTAGTTGCCTTTTTATACTTGGTTGGCTCGGAAGGCATTTTTTATCCTTTTATAGATCGGTTCATCAATCTTTCCTTTTTGAAAATCCCTTGCAGCATCTAAAAGACTTTTGTAGCCTTGGGTTTCTGCTGGTTGGTCATTGCCTACTGATGGAACTGATTGCTTATTTAAACGCTGTATATGAGCCTCTAAGGCATTATTATCTAGAGATCCATATATAGCCTTGTCATCATCGCTTAACTTATCCAGAAGCATCTCTCTTTTGGTCTGCTCCTGTAACTGATAAACTTCTAATTGAGATTTCATCTCTGCAATTTGTGAATCTTTTTTACCAAGGTCATCTCTAACCATATTTAAAGCAGATTCATATTCGCCTTTTGCTTCCATCTCTTTTAGCTTTCTATCCTCTGCATCCTTCAACACTTGATGTTTCAAGGCATCGAGTTCAGCTTTTAATGTATTTTTATCGTCTATTACTTCCTTAAAGCGATTGTAAGGAACTTCATTGACGGGAGCTTCTTTTACCTCTTGCTCTGTAGTTTGTTCGTTTACGTCTTGAACTTGACTTTCTTCGTTCATTTTAACCTCATGGTGAGTTATCGTTTTCCTATCTTTAAGTTGATAGGCTTACTTGTTTCTTTTTTCAAAGTCTTTTCTATTTGTCTATCTAAAAATCTTAAAGCATTTTTTTTATTTTTATTTCTAACACCGAAAACATTATAGCCACGCTTCTTATTGCCTAAAACTTTTTCTCCCTGTAAAAACGTAATTCTGGCCGAATTAGAGGTAGGTTTGACTTGTACTTGTTTAAACATATCCCCGGTAAGGTGCAGATTTACTTTTGAAGTTTCTGTATTGATTGATCTACCTTCAAATCCTTTTAGCCTATCTCCCTTTCCTTTCTTTTCTTCACCTATCCCAAACTTTCGCATATCATTCTTTTTATATGCTTTGTATTTGGTTTGCTTATATCTTGGCCTCTTGTCATCTTGCATAATACCTTTTAAGGCATCCTGTTTAATTGCACCTCTAACAAACTGACCTACTTGATTCCAGAGTTGAGGAGTAAAATTCAATGCTCTATCTAACTTCATACAGGAACAAACTCATGCCTACAATTATACTTTCCTCCTTCGGTGAATGTCACCGGGAGCTTCTCTATCTCTGCAAAAGTAAAACCTTTATTGTTTTGAGAATCACTCAGAACCTCTTTGCATATCTCTCTGGTCTTGCTATCATTCGGCCCGACATATCTAAATCTTTGTTCTTCATCACCTTCAAAGGCTTTTTGTGTTGTGGTTCTGAATAGTTTACTTACCGCATCCCCTGTTGCAACTCTTGATTGAGCGATCCTAGCATTACCAGAAAACTCTGTTTCAACTCTTGTTGCTATTTCATTAATTGATTCGCCTGTCAATAATCCTCTAAATACTTCTTTCTTTAACTGCTTGGATAGCTCCTTGTTTTCAGATACCAATGAATCCAATTCTAAATCCATAATTAATTGCAATGATTCAAGATTCACAGCACCAATCTCAACCCCGAAAGCACCAGCCTTTTTTAATGTATCAGCTACTTCTTTATTCAAACCATTCTCAAAGTCTTTTGCTATCTTATCATATCCCAAACGTTTAGCCTCTTCAAAGAAGTCTAATGATCTTGATAGTTCAATGAGTTGGCTATCTGTTAATGATTCTAGTCTTGGTAATAATCTATTCACCTTTGCAACCAATTCTGTTTTGATGGTTGCTAGATCATCATAATATTTGTCTACGAAACTACTCACCTAATAATCCATCTAATATGCTTTGAGGTTGTTGAGGTTGTTCTGTTACCTCTTCAACCAATCTTTCCTCATCAATCTCTTCAAACTTACTTTCTAGCTCATCCTCTGTAATATCTGGATTGAAAAACTTATATAAATCTCTTTTAGTCATAAGACCATTATCTAACATAAATTGAAGTTTGTCCTTCTCTTGTGGCCATTCCAGAGGCATCTTACTTTCTTCAAAGTCTACTGCATAAGACTCATCAAACACTCTTCCGGTATGCACTTCTAATATCTTGCGATCTATTTCATATCTCATCTCTTCAAACTCTTTGAACAAAGGAATATCAGCTTCTCTAGCTTCTTCATTCTCTAGGTTCATAATCTTTAATGCGATACCAGAAGGAGGAGTCGTTCCCTGTGCGAAGTTTATACTCAAGGAATGATTCTGTGCTGTAATAGTCAAATACTCTTTTATCCCTTGAATCATCGCTGGTATATTTGAAGGAGGAGCAATATATGAAAGATTCGCTCCCTCTGGTAAACTTATAAGCCTATCTATTCCAAACTTAATGTTAGGAATCTCTGTATCTATTCCGGTCATAACAGGCGATCCGGTTTGATACCTTATGGCCAACATAACTTCAGTAAATGCTATAGAACAATTAACTGCACATCGTACTACATCACTAGCATTATAAGGAAACATGATCCGAGATATTGGATTAACTCCATAGATATTTATCATCTCTGGATTACCTTCTACTGCTTTAATCTTTTCATCAGATGTAAATATAAAATGTAATCCCGGTTCTCCATCTCTTTCTTCACTAAAGAAATAGAACTGCCTGTTACCTTGTGCATCCTTACCGATCTCATAAGAATATCCGAAAGGGAATGTTTCTCCTTCATAATAATATTCTTTTACATTTGGGAGAATATCATATTCTATTCGTTGCTTTCTTTCATTCCATTTACTTCTTACATGGATCATTCCTAGAGTCCATGCTAACTCTGATGCTGTTCTTAATGTAGAATCTAAATGATATGTAAACTCCATATATTCATCAGCCATCTCTCCATTGATAAATCTTCTAGGAGGTGCTTTGTATAACATCATTCTAGCCCTTGCAAACTTTGGCAAGACTCTTAAAAATGTTACAGGAATCTGCGAAAGAGTATGACCGGGAAAGAAGGGATCAATATGAGAATCAATGTTTCTATTGTAATAAAAATCTAAAGCTGTTTGTTTCTTTGCATACTCATCCTCTAACACCATATCTTCGGCTTTTCGTACTGAATCCATTACTGCCATTTTACCAAGATTAGGGATTGTTATTTTGTCATGAAATTCCATATCTACCACTCTACACTTACAGGCATACGATTTACGATTGGATATTTATAAGCGATGTAATAAGAACAAGCATCAAACATATGAGTTAATGCTATGTTACTCTTATCAATCTTTCCATCTCTTGATCTTTGTACTTGTTCTAAATCTTTTATTAAATGAATACACTTCGGGTCAACTGTCATTCTGATCCTACCATTCGCATCCTTCAAGATTCTATTTAATGACATGATGCGATCTTTGATTGGAGGATTAGCTTTTTTTGATATGACTTGAAATCTAAACTCTTTCAATATACTATGATCTGATCTGTTGCTGGTTGTTGATCTGGCTGATCCGGCTGCATCCGGATATACAGGGATATTAGGAGCTATCTTCATCATTGCTTTAGCCATCTCTTCAGTATTGCTATTGGTTTGCCTTATCTCATCAAAGTAATGTATTGTTCCATTAGAATACTCACATCCTAAAACTGCACTCATATAATCAACATTGAAATCCATTCCCCAAAATAAACTGCTTGATAACTGTTCTGCTTTCTTAACATGAGTTGTTCTATCAAAGTTATAAGCTGCTCTGTTTCCTGTTGTTTCAAATGATGCCAAGAACTCTGTTTTAAAAGCTCTTTCATCCATCATTGACTTCGCCTTCTTAATCTCTTCTTCTGGTACATATCCACCTTCTACAGTTGTATATTGCCATGACTTCCAATCTGGATCATTGCTTTGGCCTCTAAGATAAGCATCATATAAATGATCGTAACCATTTGGTGTACCAATAAAGAAAGCATCTCCATCTGTTGTTGTCAATGTAGGATAGATTATTTCATCCCATACATGAGGCTTTATATAACTATATTCTTCCATGACCACCATTGTTAAACCAACGCCTCGCAATGAGTTCTCATTCTCTGCTCCACGAATTGCAACCTCTGAACCATTAGGCATTTTAACCGATAAATCTGTTTCATTAATCTTACAATCATACTCTCTAAACATTTGCCTCATTAGCTTCCAAGTAGTGTTGCGACCTTGCCTGTAGTTTGGAGTTACTATCCAACGCCTCTCGTTCTCTTCTAATCCTCTTGACAGTAACCATATTAACGAAAGATGAGACTTCCCGAATCTTCTTCCAGCCACCAGAACTTTCCGAGATGCTGGATGCTTGACAATCTCTCTTCTTTTCTGATCTATGTTCCAATTAACCAAATACTCTTTTCATCAAACTTTTGGGAACTTTCTTTCCGGCCTTATACAGCCTTTGCATTCTTGCTAAGTCTCTACCTCTTTGGGATCGTTTGCCCCCTTTAACTCCCGAAAGATATTTCTTTGGTACACTCTTAAATCTTTTATCTTTTGCAACCTTGCGTATCTTCATCTTCTTCTTTTTCTTTCCATCCTTGCTAGGTCTGGATCATGTTTAATTGCTTTCCTTCCTTTGGCAATCTTAATAAATGAATTAACTCTAGCACTTGCCCAGCTTGATGGTGTTTGTCCCGGTCTTGTTCCAGAACCTACTGCTGCACCTAATCCTCTACGATATACCTTAAATAATGATGTAGGTCTAATTTTGTTTTTCCTTGCTAATGCTGTTAATCTTTTCTTTACTGATGCTGATAGTGTTGCCATTAATCAATACTTAAAATCTTTATTGGTTCGGTTCTATGTGATATTTCTTTTGTTTCTTTTGCTTTACCTTCTGCTCTATCTGATAAATAAGTAACTGCATTCATTGATCCATTCATGGCCATACTTAACACTCTACGAACCATCTTTTCTTTTTGAGTAAGTCCAGATTCATCCTGTTCATCCCAAACTCTATTGATAATATCAGCTAATGCTCCACGCCTTCCATTTGGGTTTCCAGATTGACCTTTTTTGAATTTATTTCCAAGTGTATTACCTTTTGCAAACTTGCCATCTGGTCGCCTGTTCTTCGCCTGTTTATCACTCATGATCTATTAAACCCATTGCTAGAGGTTTGTTAAGTTTTTCCATAAGTTTGGGGAGGTCTGGTTCTGTTGAAGGTACATCAAACTCTAACCTCCAACATTGGTTGATCTTGAGGTTTTTAAGACCTACCAATTCGACATTCAAACTAATGCCTTCTTTTTTTAATTGCTCTAGTTCAATCTTCATATTTTTTAAATAGTTGCCCGGACAACTGTGATTTATTCCTGTCTATCGCCCATATATATCATCTTTTTCAGCGAGTGAGGTTAAATCGTACCTCTACTAATACATAACAATACAAACAAAAATATGAAAAAACGCTTTGTATGTATTTGTTTTTATTACATTTGTTATTCTACAAAATTTTTATAATTCAAAATCCAGATCAATTAATTTATCAATAGCTCTATCATGATAATTTTGAACAGCTTGATATGTTATTCCATAGTTATCCGCAACTTGTTGTAAGTCTCTTATGCCTAAGTAATATATTGCATCAAAGATTTCATTTTCTCTTCTACTAAAAAGAGTTACTGATCTCCTTCCAACAATAAATGCAATCATCTCTTTCTTTTTTATTTCTCTTTCTTCTCTTTGCCTTTCATACTCATCCTTGTTCTTTCCGCACATTGGACAGGGTTCGGTATGTGGTTGCATATTTTTTCCTTATGGTTTTAAGTATCTATTAATTAAAAACATTACATAATGAACTACCATTAAAAAAAGTAATCCATTTAATAAATATTCTGATATGTCTAGGATCATCATTTTTCTACCTCATCAAATATTTCTAAAAGTATATTTTTTATTTCTTGCAGATGCTTATGAAGATACCATCTTTGCAGATAGTGATATGCAATGATTGATATTATTACTATTGTTACAATAAAGACATCAAAAGCATTTTCTTGTAATGATTCTAACCAGAATTTCATAACTCCCCCTCTCTTTTATTTAAAAAATTACAAAATGATTCTTTTGTTTCATTGATTGGATGTTCATATATAGGTAAATCATCCATCTCTTTTATTTTTACATTATATGCCATTTCGGCAAATTTAATAGCTTCTTTTTTATCTGGAAACCATCTAAAAATACAGTTTGGTATCTCAACGCAAAATATACTTTTTTCTACTGATTTCATGACTTACTCTCCCTTTTGTTTTTTATTCTTAATAATTCTGCTGCTAGATACACGCAACAATCTAACATCTCCTCAACAGACTCTTTGATCCAATCTCTACCATCATCCGGGTTTAATTGATCTGCATATTCTCTTTTCCCTTTTTCTAGCCTTTTTTCTATTTCTTTTATTATTTGTTTATTCATATTACTCCCTTATTTAAATCTTTGCCCTACCTACTTCTAACGCCAACTAAAAGTATTTACTTACATTTATCATTCTTTAATTACACCAACATATCTTATCTTGTTTGCCTATGTGTTCAGCTTACAAGTTTAATTAGGGTTTAATTCAAATGAAAAGATTGATAGGGCAATTTATGGCACACTCCTATAATTACTTTGTTTAGTGTTTGAATTTTTCTTATGTCTTATACTTGGATTTCCACAAGCCATACATCTAAAGACTTGAAACTTATTTGCTGTGGTATAATAAAATGAATCATACTCTTCTTCTATATGATCTGATCCACAACAAGGACAAACATCTTCATCCATCATAACACCTAAATTTGGATGATTCTTAATATATGGTCTTAATTTTAAATATACATCTTCTAATCCCCGGACATCTTGCTTGTTATATTTTATCATGTGATCTAAGGCTTCTTGATCTCCAGCTACACATCTCTTCCACAACTCAAAGCCTCCTAGCTCCCCGGTGTTAATCTTTTCATTTAGATCAAAATGCTTTGTCAAGTAATCCTGTTTATACGATACAAATGCGAAGTTTCTTCTGGCCACCTTCAAAGTATCCACTGTTTTATAAGGTGTAGGAGGTTTAAGATTATTATCAATAAATCTTGCTCTAAGTTTCCTGTCATCAAAGCGGTCTATGTTATGACCTACACAAATATCAGCTTTGTCTAAAAGCTGCCATATTTCCTTAATAATTCTTTTATCTGATCGTTCTTTTGCTTCTTTAGGAGTTACTACTGCTGAAAGTATTTTATCATCATATAACCATTTTGCCGACCAACTAAGCACAAACCAATTCTTGATGATGTTATTATGAGGTATATATTGCTTATATAATCCCCAGACAAATACTTCCATCGGTGCAGTTTCTATATCATATAATAAAATTTTTGGGAGGTCTTTGGTATTTCTTACTTCTTCTTCTAGGGAGATGTTAAATTGCTTTCCGCAAGTCATACAGATGTATCTTTTGGATACTTTTGTTCCATCTTTTCGGCTATAATGATAGCCTTTTTTATTTAAATGACCACTTCCGCACTTTGGACATTCCATTAATTACTCCTTACATTTAGGGCAAATCTCTTTTTCTTTTCCATATACAGGAAAATCTTCATAATAATTATAAAAAAGTTTGTTTTTTGCTCGGTTATGTGGATTTCGTGATGTGAATCTATCAAATTCCCAACACTTATTGCAACTTTCGCAATGTTTTATTCTTTCATCTGCTAACTTAGAATCAAAATTAAATTTGTGTTTATGGTCTTTTATTTGGTTTTTAAATAACCAATCAAAGCTATTGCTCATAATTAAATATTGCTCCCATTATCTTTTCATCCTGTTTTTTTGTATCATTAATTATTGGTTCATCTGGTAACATATCTACACCGCAACACTCCGAACTTCCCTTAATTTGGTATTCATTAGGAAGTAATTTATTTCCGCATTTCATACACCAAGCCTTATATAATCCAGATGGTGTTTTCTGGAACTTTGGCTTAATAAATTCTTTGGCTGGTTGTATATGTTCAATCTCATCTTCCCAACATTCTTGATTCAACCAAGTCGTGGGATGTTTAATATATGCCTTATCCTTACCTTCCCATAATTTCTTCTGTTTCTTTAAAGCATCCATGATAGTCTTATGATCTACTTTTTTCAATGCTCTATTGTATGCAGTAATCGCTTTGGGTTTACTTACCTTCTTATCGTACACATTCCAAAATTCATTAAATTGATCTATATATATATTCTTAATATTATTAATATTATTGTTAAGTGTTCGATGGTTGTTCAGTTGAATGTTCGATTGTTGATAATCATCCCATTTAAGTATTGATATTACTCGACATAGGTTGTTCGTTTGTTGTTCAATTTGCTTACAGTTTTCAAAAAGTTTTAAAATCCTTTGAACCTTACTCTCATTAATTTTTAAATCTTTTGCTATCTTTTTTCTACCGGTAATTAATTGACCGGGATTTAATGTAACTCTTTCTGATCCAATCAAAGTATCATATTTTTTATGAGCTGCATTAAGTAGTAAATACATCCAGAGAGCAAAGTGATCTGATGATTTCATTACTAAGGGATTATCTAATATTTTCCTATGTAGTTTAATATAGCCGTTATTCATAATAATGATATTTGTTGTTCATCTTTCTTTTTAATTATACCCATAGCAATATCTAAAATAGTTTTCCCAACCTCATAATCAACCATATTTCTGGCTAATGTTCTTTTCTCAATATTACCTTTATACTTAGTAAAATCATAATTATAAAATTTTATCCATTCATTAATTTCATCTTTTATTCC